TCTACTAAATTCACCTTTCGCTTCAATGAGTCAATCTTGGAGTTAAAGATGTCTGAATTAGATATCGCTATGGCTGATGATTATGATGTAGCTGTGATACGCCTACCTGATCATACCAGAACTTTTGCCGTAAACAAGCACATCATCAATGAGAGTACTCTTCAATGGATACAATCAGGAAATGGTGTTATTGTTTACAAAGAATGGGATCTCACAGGAAGTAGTGCTGTTTTCCAAACATCACATTTCAACTATGTTGAAAAATCTGGACCAATCAAAAATGCTGTTGAATTCAAAGACCAAACAGTCCCTGACGTTTTCAAGTATTCTGATCCAGAATTTTCCGCATTTGAAGGAATGTGTGGAGCACCACTAATATTGACAGGAGAATCTAGAGCTGAAAAGATTATCGGAATTCATATCGCAGGACTGCGTAATGGTTTCGGTTATTCTCAACAAATTTCATCTGAATTGATAGATACTCTCATTAAGTCTCTAGCTAAACCTGGTGAAATTAAACAGCAATGTGGTTTTCTGAATGCTGAAGTCTCATTAACTGACGCACATTTTAACCTCCTACCTTCAACTGAACAACTACAACCTGAATATGTTGGCACAGTACCGCGTGGTATCCATCATGCTGAAAAGTCAACTATTATCCCATCCCTCATTCAAGGTGCTTTACAAGAGCCTAAAACACAACCTGCTGTGATTTCACCGAAAGACGAAAGAGCACCTGCAGACTATTCACCACTTCGAAGTGGCATGCAAAAGTTTTGTAATCCGCAGGTAACTACGGACCCCGAAATTCGACGCATGTTGCGAGAAGAATTCCAAATGGAATATTCAACAATGGAATGCAGAGTAAAAGGCGGATTGCTCTCTCCGGAGGCAGCTGTCTGTCCTCGTAGAGTAGGAATTCTATTCAACACCTATGAAACCATCAACATCCACACTTCTGAAGGCTACCCTTACATTTTGCGAAGACCTCATGGCTTAAGATCTGAATGGTTGTTCGAAACCCACGAAGATGGATCTATAACAATCAAAGATGAAGACTTACTAAATGATGTTCTAACATATTGTGAGGATGGTCAAAAAGGACTTTACCATCCAACACTCTGGTCAACAACCCTGAAAGACGAAAGGAAATCACTTAAGAGTATTTTCAAACCGCGTATCTTTACAGCTTGTAACAAAGCTTTCTTGATACATTACCGGCGACATTATTACAATTTTGTGGTGGAATTAATGGAACACCGACATCAGTTTGGAAATGCAGTTGGCACTAATTGCGAATCCTTCGAATGGAC